CTAATTTAAGAGGTCTATTTCATTTAGTTTTTCTATTATATTTTTGCTCATTTCTTCAGTTACATGAGAATATATAGAAAGAGTTGTTTGAGGGTTATTATGACCCACTCTTTCCATGATGGACTTCAAAGGTATTCCAAGCTCAGTTAATAAAGCAATATGAGTATGCCTGAAAATATGTGTGCTTAAATTTTTAGATGAATTTATTTTTTTTAGTCTGCTATTCACAACAGAAATGTTATATGGTTTATTGTTTTTATAAATAAATATATAATTATCTTTGCTTATTTTATCCTTTGGATATTTTAAAGGATATTCTTCGATTATTTGAAGGCATCTTTTAGGTAGCGTGATTTTTCTATCTGAATAAATATTTTTAGTGGTTGTTTTAGAGTTAGAAACACTATCCCATGTACCGTTTATATGTAAAACATTATTTTCAATATTCTTGTTTTGAATTGCTACACATTCTCCAAATCTTAGACCTGTAAGTGACATAAATTCAATTAATAATGCGGTTGATTTATCTATTACTGCCATATCTTTTATGACTTGTTTTAATTCGCTACGCTCAAGATATTTTTCTTTTTTCTTTTCCCTTTGTTCTAAAGTTAAGACTTTCTTTTTGATTTTAACATTAGAAATAGGATTAACTGAAAGATATTCTTTAGATATAGCGTAGTCTAAAACCATATTAAACGATGCCTTAAGTGTCTTGATATAAGAATAAGAATAATTTTCTTTATAATATAGTTTTTCCAATATCTCTAAAATAAAAACAGAGTTAATATCTGATAATAAAGTATCTTCACTAACTAAACTTCTAATTTTTTTCTTTGCAGTATATCTTAATGAGGCTGTTTTAGCTTTTACGGTTTCTTCATAAATTGAAAAATATTCGTCTTGGACTTCCCAGAAAGTGATAGAAGTTATTTTATTTTGCTCATCTTCAATTTTTTGTTTTTCTCTTTCAAGCTTTGCATCTATTTTATTATACAATAGCCTAGAAGCTTCATTTTGCGCCCTAGAGCTATTCTTATCTAGTGTTACTGATACTTTCCTTGTCTTACCTTTAGTATCTGTATAGCGCTCACAATACTTATATTTACCATTAGGTAAATCTTCTACCCACATTTGCTTTTTATACCTCATTTCTGATAGAATGGTATAGTAAAAAAGCTTATTGAAGCCTTTATACTACTTTATAGTTTAAATCCGCCCTCGCCGTCCAAAGTTTGGGCGGATTTTTTATTTGCTTTTTATTTGTAAATTGTTTATAATAGCTTTAAAGATAACTTGTGAAGGATATCCGCTGGGTCCCAAAATGGGGTAAGTGCTTTATTGAAGCATTGAGCAGTCCTATGTGCCTGGGGTTATCTCTTTTTATTTGCCTTCTTTAGATTCTCAATAATATTTTGAGGATCTTTTTTTATTTCTGAGATTACAAATTCAGCAGCTTGTTGAGAATATGAATAGGTTTCATTTTTTCCAACAATGTGCTTGAAAGAATATTGTTCGTTGTTTTTCATATCATAAAATTTTATAAAAAGTCCAAGAGTATAACTGCTGAAGATATTTTTACTTCCAGAGCTAGTTTTATATGTAAATGGTATTTGACGCTTTTGTAAACGGACTTGAACTTCTTTTACTAAATTATCAAAAGAATATTTATGCGTTTCGCTAGGGTCTTTATATTTTGTAATAGTATTTACAGATTGTGTAGAATTTCTATCAATCTTAAAAGTGAAATCCGCTTTTTCTTTCGACTTAACTTGGTAAAAATTATGCTGAATTGCTATAGAAAACTTATCTGATGGATAAAGTTCGGTTGTTGTTTCAATATCATTTTTTTGAAAAATAAATCTTTGGGCGACTTCAGGAGAATATTTCAATTTTATTTGCTCATTTGTTAGGGGCTCCATGGTTGCTGATAGAGTTAAAAAATTTTGTGGGACGTGTTTTGTAATGTCTCTGTTATGGAATCGAAGAAGTTGCTCAGAAAATGAAAGAACGTTTGATTGAAAAAGTGGAGCATATATCACTTCATAGTCTTCAGTAATAAAATGAGTACTCGTATTTCTTAAAATAACCAGTTTTTCTAAATTGATTCTTAATGGTTGTGTTTTATTTGGATAAACTTGATTTATCACGTTTTCTAAACTCAATGTTCTATCCGGACTATCTTTAAAGTAAATGCTCTTTCCATCGTCCAACATTTTTGCTTTAAGCATCAGTTCCCATGCGTTACAAATAAAGAAGGAGAAACCTTCAATTCTATAATTAATTGTGGGTTTATTGTAAATCTCAAGACCCATGATAAATGCTTCAATACTTTTATCAACTAGTTTTTTTGAAAGTTCTCCGGTCATTTTTATCTCCCTACTTTTTAGCTTGATAGCACATATATTTTTTATTTAAACAAATCCCAGATCGAGAATGTCGTTTTTTTATACACTTTATTATAAGCAGCTTTTTTCGGATTTTTAATCCAACCCATGCCCTTTTTTCCATATCCGGGAATAAGGGCTTTTTTTACTTTATGCTTATATTTTGTAGTTGTTCTAGCTTTTAAGCTTTTTGTAATGCTAGGCTTTCTCATTCCAATTTTCATAAGTTATCCTATTCGATATTTAAATGAAATTCAAGACATTGCTCGTAGTTTTTAAGTAGTTCCCAATAGTTGTTGGAATTCTTTTTTTGCCATTTCGTAGAAATTATGACTTAAATGATATCGATCTAAAAATTCGTAAATGCCAACAGTCTCAATTACATCAAAATAACTTATGTAATCTACAATATACTCATGCATCTCTTGTTTGTTAATGCTAACTTTTATTTCATCTTCAAATATTTCAGTGATAGCTTCATGCATCTCTAAATATTCATTTTTGATGATTGATTCAGCCAATTCAAAAGGTGTATTTGTTGTATTTACAAATACATTAAAATATTCGTAGCTTCCCCCGTTAGCTTCAAATATTTCCCAAAGAAGGAGAACGGCTTCATGATTCGCTCTAACTTCCTGAGGGTTAGTAGAGTCAAAGTAATCTCCGCGATGATTATCTTTATTTAAAATATGAATTAGTTCATGAGCAATCTCAAAAGGAGATGCTTCCTTAGAGTTGTAAATCATTATCTTATTATCAACATTTACGGCTGCGGGCACTGGAAAGAATCCAACATCAACAATCTTAAATCCACATTTTTCAATTTCCTTTAGGAGATATTCTAAAAGCTCCTGTCTGCTCATAGAAACCTCCTTATTTGTCTTCTAATTGTTTTCCAAGTGCTTTTTTCATGGCTTCCTTAACTTCATCAGTTAATGGCTTACCATCAAATGAAACCCACTTGTCCCAATCAACTTTACTATCATCTACTAAATCGGCAAGGTCAATACCTTGTTTTTGTTTTTCAGTTTTAATAGAAACAACTTTAGCATTTTCTTTTTTCTGCTCTTTAAATTGAGAAGAAGCGGTATCGAGGACAATTTTTTGGCGAGGTTCGTCAAGTTCGGAGCTAATTTGATTTATTTTATCCAGAATCGTAATTGACTGTTCTGATAAATTTTCATTCATCAATTTATTTAATGGAATAGAAAATATTTTTGCAATGTCATTTAAGACACCCGCTTTTGGCGTGTACTTACCTTTTTCCCATTCACTTACAGACGAAGAACTTTTTCGCCCAAGTAAATTAGCAAGTTCTAATTGCTCCATATTATTTTTTCGTCTAAGATATTTTAAATTGATAGCAAAATAATTTTCATTACTATTATTCTTTTTCATAGATATATAATAACACACGTTTCGGTAAAAGTGAAATATATTTCTTGTTTTTTTTATTATTTTTCGGTTTTTGTGAAGTTTACTCTTGACTTCGGAAAAACCGAAGTGTATAATTAACTCATAAAGTCAAACAAGCGACAATCATGGGGCGTCTAGTACGGCAGACGGAACAGGCTCAAATGACGGTACACGACGTATCCACCGCAACGTAAGTAGCAAGTTTGGAAAATAAAAAGCCCCAGAGGGGCGAGGAGGTTATTAAATGAAGAGTAAGATAAAATCAAAATCAGAGATTTTTAGAGAATATTTAAAAAATCCTCAGATGGTTGAGACTATCGCAGTTGTTCACACAATCGAATTAGATTTTGATATTACTAAAAAAGAAAACGTAGAGATTCATAAATATTGGAATCCAGATTCTGGAGAACTAGTTGCAGAAAATCATTCTGTTATATCTTGATCAGATGGTGAATTAGAATCTTCTAAAAGTTTTTGGGGTTGAAATTTCATCAATTCAGAAATAGAAGGAAAATCAGATTTTATTGTTTCAACTTGAGAGGTAGCAGGTGTAAAAGTCACGCCTTTGCTGAGAAGTTCAAGAAGAGGTTCGGATGCTTTAGAAATTTTTGCAATATCCTCTGGGTCTATTCCATCCGCAGAAAAATTGTTTTCAATTACTTGATTAAGTTGTATATTTAATACTTTTTTATTGGTCTCCATAACGGTACGTTTTATTTCGTTATCCATTTCTAGTGATTCAATTCCTAAATTATTGGCCTTAATCCCTTGATATTGTGCAACGAAGCCAAGTAATGTTTTTAAAATTTTGCCAAGGAACCCTACTGCCACAGAGGAGCCAAGAACAATCTCAACCCATGAAGTACCTGAATCAAAGTTTTGGAAGTGTACATCGCTTTTATATTCTTTTACACTGAAAATCATACTCGCCGATTTTTGTATCTCTGTAAATGCATTTTGCATTTCTGAAAAATCAGAGAAATCGGGGAAGCCTATGACAACAGTGTTGATATCTTGTTCAGGTAGTGAAAGTTCTATCGAGGTTTTAATAGCATGGGCTTTCGAATACATTAAGTCAATAATAGATCTATATGAAATAACTTGACTTGCCGGCACAGAAATTTTTCCAGCTGAAATCAGAGAAAATCCTAATGAGTTTAATCTTTCCATTTCAGGAGTGAAAGCCCCAATTACAGATATATTTCGAATTGCTTCCTGAAGTTCTAATGTATTGTCTACCCATTTATTTCCAGTGTTAGCTATATCAGTGTAATCAACTTTAATTGCGTCAATATTATTGTTGATGATATCTAACTGTTCTCTAAATCTCATAAATATTTCTCCGTTTTCTTCTAATTATATCATTTCTTAGCGGAGATATAAAATAGAGAAATGATATTATAAACACACACAGAAAGGAGCCAGTATGGCAACAGCAATTACAGATTTAAGAAAACTAAATCGTTTATCGCAAAGTCAACTCGCAGAAAAGGCAGGATTGACTCAGAAAACAATCGGTAACTATGAAAAAGATATTAGCTTTATCCGAAATGCTCAATACAAAAATATTGAAAAAGTAGCAAAAGCATTAGGAGTATCTGTTGATATTATTTTTTTAGAAGATACTTCGGTTTTTCTGAAACAGATTAATCAACAAAATACAAAAGTAAGCTAAGAAAGGAGTTAGGAAATGAACGAATTACAAAATTTCACAAATGGAATTTTCAACCTTGACGTTAAAGTCGAGGGAGAAGAAGTTCTATTTAGTGCAGAACAAGTCGCAAAATCGTTAGGTTTAACTCAAAAGCAAAATAAGAGCGGAAAAATTTACGAGAGCATTCGCTGGGAAACTATTAATAAATATCTTCCCCAACTTTCTGGGGAAATTGAAAAAGGCTCATTCATCAGTGAACCTATGGTTTACAAACTTGCATTCAAAGCAAATAATGCTGTATCTGAAAAATTCACAGATTGGTTGGCTGTTGAAGTTCTCCCAACAATCCGCAAGCACGGAGCGTATATGACTAATGAAGTCATCGAAAAAACCTTAACAAGTCCAGACTTCATTATTCAGCTTGCTACTAAACTAAAAGACGAGCAAGAAGCACGTCTTGAACTTGAAAAAGAAAATAGTCAGCTCAGTCTTGATCTTGCTGAAGCAACTGAAAAGACTCGATACCTTGATTTGATTCTTGATAGTCCAGATGAATTAATTGTAAAACAAATCGCTCAGGATTACGGAATCAGCGCTGTTAAGTTTAATCAAATTTTGAATAAACTACGAATTCAATATAAGCAAAATAATCAATGGATTCTTTATTCAAAATTTCAAGGTAAAGGGTATATCAAGAGCCGTACATTTAATTATATCGGATCTGACAAAAAGCAACACACACGAATCAATACTTGCTGGACTCAAAAAGGTAGAGAATTCTTATATCGCAAGCTTAAAAAAGCTGGATATTTACCAGTTGTTGAACAAGATGTTGCTTAGAAAGGAGTTCAAATGGAATATAAAGATGATGATTACTTGACTACTCAGCAAGTAGCGGAAAAGTTTTCCATCCATGACCAAACTGTTTATCGACGTAGAAAAGCGATGGAGCTTTTTCCGCAATTTAAGTCTGGTATTTTCATGAATGGACGGAGATTTCGATACAAAGAAATCAGAGACTTCATGCAGTTTGTAAATACTCCTGAGTATAAGCAAGAACTTAAAAAGCGTCAATCAGTTATCAAATAAGAAGAGGCACTCATGTCCTACACATACATAGTCAACCCAGAAACGGGGGAATCCTGTTTGACCTATTCCACGACTTAATCACACAGAATATTAGAGCAATCAAACTCATTGCAAAGAAATTAAATGCGGTGCTCCGCTAGAAAAGAGAAAAACATGACATTAGCAGAAGCAATTACAAAATTTTCAATTGAAGTACTACAACTTGATGAAACAAAAAACAGCCCAGAAATGGTTGCAGCCATTACTGAACTGTTGAAGATAAGTAGAGTTAATTCTATTCTTTGACAAGTGTAATGTAAGAAATTTCCGAACCGTTAACTACTAATTGATTATCACCGATGAATCGATACGTCGTGTTTCCTTCTATAGTCAGGTCACTAATATCATTTTCGTATTCAGTTCTTACTGTACTAACTTTTTTGAAATTGAATACCTGACAGGTATTACCAGACTTTAAATATACATAAAGTTTCATAAGAACTCTCCTTTCATTAATGTTTGAATAAAAACAGCTAGCCGCGGTATTTCATTCTACTATATTATATCAAAATACATTTTGATGCACAAACTAAAGTTACAAGATGTTGTGTCAAAAAGTATTTACATTTCTAAGGAGGCACAAGATGTTGTGGTTAATCATTGAAGGAAAACTTAAAGAAAAAAACATGTCAATATACAGACTTTCCAAATTATCAGGAGTGAGTACACAGTCCTTATCTGCTATCAAACTTGGTCAATCTAAGAAACCTAGCTTTGAGATAGTCGTTAAGATAGCTGAAGTCCTTGATATTGACTTAAACCAATTTAAAAAGAAAGGCAAATAATGCACACACAAATTATGAATGGACGAGAAGTCCTGACAGTTCCAACAGTCATTGGATATAAGCATTATGACTTAGAAAAAAGAGAAGTAGTTGGAGAAGTTATTGAATCTACTTATCGAAGAAAAGACGGAACAATGTACATTATCCGCAGATCACGAACAGAACGAGAAAAGTCCGCTATGCTCAATTCGTGCTTGTCTGACTGGGGATATTAATATGAGCAAACAACAAAAAAGCGTCCACTCGGCAAAGTGAACGCAAAGACGTGATGTGTCTTCAAAATTTTATACCTAGATTATATCACGTTTCAACAAAAATCAGAAACGGAGAATTTAAAAATGGCAAATGAAATTGATATTTATGATGCAAAAAAACTTAATACAGCAACGGTTAAAAAATTTCTTAAAGGTGGTGGTCAAGCAAGTGATGAAGAACTTGCAATGCTGTTAGCGATCAGTAGAAATCAAAATATGAACCCATTCATGAAAGAGGTATATTTCATTAAATACGGTTCGGCAGCCGCTCAAATCGTTGTATCTCGTGACTTTTATCGAAAACGTGCATTTCAAAATCCTAATTTTGCGGGAATTGAAGTTGGGGTAATTGTTCTAAATAAAGATGGGATTCTGGAACATAATGAAGGAACATTCAAAACTAAAGACCAAGAATTAGTTGGTGCATGGGCAAGAGTACATTTAAAAAATACAGAAATTCCAGTATACGTTGCTGTTTCTTACGATGAATATGTGCAGATGAAAAACGGACAACCAAATAGTATGTGGGCCAACAAACCATGCACCATGCTTGGAAAAGTAGCAGAAAGTCAAGCGTTGAGAATGGCATTTCCCGCTGAGTTTTCTGGAACTTACGGCGAAGAAGAATATCCTGAGCCAGAAAAAGAACCTCGCGAAGTAAACGGAGTCAAAGAACCTGAACTTGCTCAAATCGAATCATTTGATAAAGAGGATTACGCAGCAAGAAAAATTGAAGAGTTGAAAGAAAAAGCTCAACCTCAAAAAGAAGTTGTTGAAGAAACTGGCGAAGTGATTGATGAAATAACAGCGGAGGATTTCTAAAATGAATGAATTTAATGTAACGTTTGAACCAGCAAAAATCGAGGTCTTAGACCGTGAAAAGTTTGAAGAACAAATTAATTCAATTGCTCAAGCAAACTCTAATCGACTTGTAACTATTGATTCAATGGCAGATGATAAAAAAGCTCGTGCAGAACTAAGGAAACTTTCAAAATCTTTGAATGATGAAAAGATTCGCATCAAAAAGGAGTATAACCAACCTTTAACAGAGTTTGAAGCTTGGTTCAAAAAGGCTGTAGAAGTATTAGAACAGGCGATTTCTCAAATTGATTCTGGGATAAAAGAAGTTGAAGCCGAACAAAAAGAAGAAAGAAAAAAAGTTGTTCATGAATTGTTAATTGAACTGACGGCAGACACAGAACTAGATTCACGAATCTTTGAAGGCCTTGTGGATGACTGGGCCAAATCATCAAACTTTAATGATATTAAGCCTAAAAAACAGGTAATTGATTCTATTACTTATGTTATTGATGGCGAAAAGCAAAAGATTGCAGACTACAAGGCCAATAAAGAAACAATCTCAAACTTTTGTTTTGGAAGTAATGTCAGCGATACACCATACATTCGGATGCTTGATAGTGGAAAATCTGTCAGTGAAGTAATGTCAGCAATTTCTGAGGACGCTCTTTTTGAGAAACAGCGTAAAGAAGCTGAGGAAAAGCGAAAAGAAGCAGAAAAACAAAGACAAGCCGAACTCGAAAAGCAAAAGCAAGAATATGAAACAAGAAAGCTTGAAGAATCATTTAATAGTCCAGCTATAGAACAACCGGAAAATCTTCAATCTGAACTAGAAAAGGATGAACCTACTTCAAATGAAGAAGTTGTTGAAGTTCCTGAAACTGAAAATCTTCCTAACGAAAAATATATGGCATTAATTGAAATTTATTTCTCAAGTATTGAAGAAAAAAATCAATGGAAGCAAGTCATGATTGATAATGGTTTCGGCGATTTTAAAGCAACAGAATTTAGAAAAATCTAATCTATGAGCAAACTGCAGTCCTCACTAATTCTGAGCAGTAGAATTAGAAATAATTCAACTTTAAGCAAGACTACCTTGGGCGGTGGTTTCGTATTTAGTCAAGCTGGAGGGTGGCGGAACGAGCCGTAAAGTCAATGAGTATTTAGTGTTTACACATAACCACTCATCGCCAGCTTTTAATTTGAAATAAAAAAATAGATATAAATTTTAAGGAAAGGAGTATTTGTGGCACAAAGAAGAATGATAGACAAGCGGTTTACTAGAACTCAAAGATTTCTTAGACTTCCACTTGAAACACAAGCACTATACTTTCATTTACTTCAAGATGCAGATGATGATGGAGTGGTAGAAGCATTCCCTATTGTTAGAATGATTGGAGCATCAGAAGATAGTTTAGGGTTGTTAGAAGTCAAAGGATTTGTAAAACCTTTAAATTCTGAAATGGTTTATTTTGTAATTGATTTTTCTTCTCAAAATACTATTCGTAAAGATAGATATTCGCCTAGTATATACTCAGAATTACTAGTTAAATCAATGATTGAAGATGATGGGCAACCAAACGACAACCAAATGGCAACCAATGGTTTACCAAAGGTTGCCTCAGAAGAGAGTAGAGTAGATAAGAATAGATTAGATAAGAGTAGAGAAGTAGAAGCAAGCGAAGCGACTTCTACAAAATCTGATTTTCAAAATTTAATTGAACTTTACCAAAAAAACTTTGGAATAGTAAAACCAATTCTTTATGATGACTTGAAAGCTGATTTAGAAGATTATGGTCTTGAGTTAATTATTGAAGCAGTCAAACGAGCAGTAAAAAGACAGCGAGAATACGGGTATGCACAAGGAATTCTTAAATCTTGGAATAATAAAGGAATAAAAACACTTGAGCAAGCAAAAGCTGAGGAAGTTAGTTTTCAAAATAAGTCTCAAAATAATCAGAATAAATTCCAGCAGCAAAAGCCTGTAAAAAAAACTCCTGAATGGACTGATGAGGGTAGATTAATTAAAGCTGGTATCAATACAACTGGAATGACTCAAAACGAAATGTACAAACTAGTTGGAGAAATGGGGTTGCGCAATGCCTGAACTCAAAGATTATTATCTTGAACTGGCTAGCAGAGTATGTGATGGGCTTACTCCGGACCATTATGACAGGTGGCTTGAATGGGCCAAAGAAAATGGATTACTGATAAGCCCATGGATGTTTATTTCATCAATAACTAGTTTGAGTGTTGCAGAAGTGTCAAAACGTATCTTACCTTGGCACATGGAACACGGTAAGCGTGTCGATTATGAGTACGAAAAAATAAAAATCGTTTAAAAAGGTCAATATATGAAATTTGAATTTAACTTTCTCAGAAATGAAATGATAAATGAGAATGATAACAAAGGCACAACTTATGGTTCAAGAATTGCCTCCAATAATACTAGACAGCGTTTAAGACGGATTGCATGTCGAACAGCTCATGAATGGCTAGACCAATCAGACGAAGTATTTGAGCAATTTCATGAGAAGCACCGTTGTGATGTGTTCGTAGTAATTTATCCACCTAAACGCTTTAAATATGATCCACCAAATTATGAACCAACTTCTAAAGCATTAATCGATGGACTGACAGATGCTGGAATTTGGAATGATGATAATTACAACGTTATTCGTAGAACAAGTTTTGAACATGGTGGGCTTTCTGGAGATACAAAGATGTGGAAAGTCGAGTTAGTAGTTAAAGTGGTGGAGGGATGAAAAAAGCAAAGGATTTCTTCCTTTGCTCTCTCAATATGTTTATTGTGAAATGTAGTCAAGTAGTTTGAACATTGTTTCTTTATTCTCACTTGGAAAATCATTATTCAAAATATCTTTCGGAGATTGATTCAATGCATTGTTATTCAAAGCATAAGAAGCGTCATTTACGACAATTTCATGTATATCTGTTTTTGTAGGTTCAAAATGAAATTGTAATCCAATTATATTTTTTAGAAGAAAACCTTGATTTTCCAATAAATCACTACTGAACAATAACTCGGCTTCCTTTGGAATCTCAAACATTTCTTCATGCCAATGTAGTGCACTTAATTTTGGTGGAATGTTTTGAATTGAATTACTTTTGAGATAAACAGGGGCCCAACCAACTTCTTTATAAGGTGCTTTTGAAACATCGTATCCTAAAGTTTTAGAAATTTGTTGGGCTCCATAGCAGGCGCCGAATATTGGTATGCTTCTATCAATAAGTTCTTGAATTAATTTACGCTCATCTTTAATCCAAGGCAAATCATCGTTTGGACTCATAGGGCCACCGAGGATGATTAACATATCAGTGTCTTTTTCGTTAGGAAGTATACCGTCAAAATAGTAGGGGTGATAAACATAAATGTCATGACCTCTTTCAAGTGCCCAATCTTTTATGAAACCAGGGCCTTCATTTGGAGAGTGTTGTAAGATATTAATCCTCATAATAACACCTTTCTATTTCAACGGCAATGTTTTTAACCGCACTTCGCCTGCAATTCACGTTAATTAAAATATTATAACATAAGATAGAAAGAATATATTGAAAAACAAACAAATATCGCTGGTCAATGACTGGTGGGGAGGGATTGAATGAATCCATATATAAGCGAGCTATTTGATTTAATTGATTCTTGCAGAGAAGAAATCAAAAAATATCCATGGGACTTTATATATACTGGTTTCATGAAACGAGAAATAGATAAAAATATTTCAGAAATCAAAAAAATCAGCGATTCAATAAGTCCACAGATTCCAGAACTTTGGGCTAGTATGGCCGCTGATGAAATTATAAAAGGACTAGGAGTTTATAGATGAAACTAATGTGTAAGCTGCACTTGCATAAGTACGAAATTGTTAAGCGAATAAGTGGTGGAGATTATCCAAAGTATGTAGAAAAATGTAAAAGATGCGATAAAACAGTTATTGCTACATATAATGCTTTGGGAAACCCTTTTGTCATCAACCGCTCAGACCTTGACGAGTCCGAAAACGTGGATAGCCCTGAAAAATGGCTTGATAAACATATGGATTGAACGCAAAAAAACCCAAATCAAAGATGAGGGCTTCGAGGGATTAACAAAAATTAACGTGAGGATGTGTCCATGCAGGATGAACATGGTCTAATTTGAAGTGATGGATGAGTTCTACGAGTGTATTCCATCGCTTCGATATCATTTTCAAAATGTCCGTCAATAAGGTATGAATCATTAACTTTTGGGCGGTTAGGGCAAGTTCCTTTGTGTACTTCATGATAACCACTGAAGTCACCAATTTTATCTACGACATAGCTCATGAGTTAGTCCTCCTTCAAATAGTTTGTATTGTTTGTACAATTTAATTTTAAAACTATTATTAATTGAGTACAAGTAAGATGACTTAAATAAAAGCAAATATAAAAAACCCAAGCTGACCAAGCTTGAGCAAAATATGAATTTACAACTTATTATAATATTTTAAAATATTTTTGGTCAGTTATATTATATCACATACTGAGCTAGGAACTCGCTAAACTCAACTGGAGGAGAAAATGCTAGATGACGTTCTCAGCAGGTTACAACAAATAGCCAAAGAAGCTGTGCTTAAAGAGCAAGCTAAAATGATAGCTTCAGAGTTGTATAGCAATGAGCTTTTGCCAAGAGACTTAATGATTTTAGGAAAGGAATTAGTAAAGATTGCGTCTAAAGATATCAGAGATAGTATATAAAGCTGTCAAAGCTTTTGATAGAACTATTTATAAACAAATTACTCGTGGAGTTACTTATTTCTACGAAAAAACAAAATACTATGCACTCTTATTCGGAATATCATGTTTGATTATAGGGTTGATATTAGAATTTATGGGTATTACATGAAAATAAAAAAAGCCCGCTGGGAACGGGCTTCGTTGAAAGAATTTCTAACTTAATTATACCACAAAAGGAGAATTTGATTAATGGCAGATAAGTTAGATAGAATTATTGGAGATTACGTGAATGGCAGACTTGAAGCCAGAATAAAATCAATTGAAAGCAGATATCTTTATAAACAAAAAGTAGATAACTTAGGCATTCGTACAGCTTATTCTGGTGGTTCGGAACCTGAAAGTCATATCTTAAATAAAGAAGCTCTTGAAAATGATGAGGAATACATCAAACTCAAAGACCTGATGTACCAATTCAACCTATGGTATGATTCCTTGATTTACAATGAAAAAGAAATTGTAAGGCTGAAACACTTCGGTTACGGTGGCCTCACTTGGTACAGAGTAATAATGGAACTTGATAACGAAGGAATTGAGATTTCAGAAAAGAAAGCTAAGTTTATTTACTACCGCTTTAGAAAAGACATTGCTCCTCATATTATTAGTTTTATCTGAAATCATGGGACAAATTGGGAGAAAAATGGAACGTTTTCGGTATGAAATTGGCATCTCAACCACTGTTTTTGCTGATATACTTGTATTATGAAGTAAAAGTCAAAAGCACAAAATATCAATTAATTCGGTTTGGATATACTTCATAAAGGCTCAAAAGCTGGACTAGCAAAACTGCTGTCGGTTCAATTCCGACTTTGAGTCATTCCTAAATTTGATACAGCTGTATATTAGGAATTACAGTCAATTAGACTGACGAGTTTATAAGACAAAAAACTAAAGAGGAGGAAGTATATTGGGACAACAAGAAACAGCCAAACAAATATGGGATTACCTTACATCTCATGGTTGGACACAACAGTCTGTATCTGCTTTATTGGGAAATATGCAAAGTGAGAGCGGTATAATTGCAGACCGTTGGGAAAATGATAATGTAGGGAATATGAGTGGTGGCTATGGTTTAGTTCAATGGACACCAGCATCAAAGTATATTGATTGGGCAAAATCGAACGGTTTAGTATACCAAGATGTGATTTCTCAATGTAAACGGCTTGAATGGGAAGTGGCAAATAGTCAACAATTTTATAATCCGAACATGACATTTGCACAATTTACTAAGAGTACACAAACCCCCGAAGATTTGGCAAATATCTTCATTAAATATTACGAAAGACCGCTTAATCCCGATCAACCAGCAAGAGCTATACAAGCACGTTATTGGTATAACTTGTTTTACAAAAATGATAATAATGATAATAAAGGAGAAGATGAAATGATTAAATTTAGTGTTGTAAGTGGAGGCTCAAAAGGAACAGCAGGTTTCCTTTATAATGGACGTTGTATCGTTGGTGGAGGGACTGGCGATGATAACTTAATTTATAATAAACTTAATTTAATGGAAAAAACTGGTAAGATTAAACCTATTCATGATGATGTCAGTGGAGATGAATATCATGCAATGATTAATAAATTCCCATCATTTACTAATGGTAAATAATAAGGTCAGTAGGTTTAATTAACCTTTTGGTAGCAAGCATGGTTTCTCTCAGGGTTCGACTCCCTGACTTGCTATTCGATTGTGTTGGCTTAATGTCGATGCATGGAAAAATATTTAAATTATTTATTAGTCAGTTTACGCTGGCTATTTTATTACAGGTTGTCCAATGGGCAGCCTTTTATTGTTGGATTCACAAATAAGATAGGAGGGAGGTATGAAACTTACCAAGAAACAGCAAGATTTTGCTGATTATTATATTGAGTTAGGAAATGCTGAAGAAGCAGCTATTAAAGCTGGATATTCAAAGAATTATGCTAGAGCTAGTGCTTACAAATTGTTGGCAAATGTTGGCATAAAAAAATACATTGACGAACGAATGGAACAGCTCGCTTCTGAGCGTATTATGAGCGCTCAGGAGATACTAGAAAGGCTTAGCCTTATAGCTAATGCAAAAATAAAAGAAACGGTTGTAGTAGCCAATGCAGAGGGTTATTCGGAAGTTGAGAAACCTCCTGACTTTAAGGTTCAAATACAAGCGATGAAGGAACTTCTTAAACGTTATCCTGGTAATGATAAATTACTTGAACAAACTCTTCGCAAACTTACTGCAGAAGCTGACATTGCTGAATTCAAAGCTGCAATGATACAATCTGCAACTGATAAATCAACTGAAGAAAAATTGGATGAATTGCTTGGTAAGATTAGTGAGGTTATAGATGATAAGTGATATTTATAGCAAAAAACAAATAGATGTTTTAAAGCAAACAGTAAATAAAGATTGGTTCATTGCTTTACTTCATGGTGCTAAGCGTTCGGGTAAAACAAAGATGAATAATGATTTATTCTTGTTTGAATTAAGACGTGTTCGTAAAATAGCTGATGAAGAGGGTGTGAAAGAGCCTATGTATATCTTGGCCGGTGTTTCATCAAATACAATCAATAAGAACATCCTTCAAGAGCTTTATAACATGTACAATATAGAGCCCAAGTTTGATAAGCACAATAACTTTAAATTGTTTGGTGTAAAAGTAGTTCAAGCATACACTGGAAATATCGGTGGAGTTGGTGCTATTCGTGGTATGACTGCTTATGGAGCATATGTTAATGAAGCTTCGCTTGCTAAACAAGAAGTATTTGCCGAAATTGTTTCTCGTTGTTCAGGTAATGGTGCAAGAATTCTAGCAGATACTAACCCTGATAATCCTGAGCATTGGTTAAAGAAAGAATATATAGATAAGCCTAACGAAAATGTTAAGGCTTTTCATTTTGAATTAGATGATAATACTTTCTTATCTGAGAGGTACCGTGAAAATATCAAGGCAGCAACGCCAAGCGGTATGTTTTATGACCGTGATATAAAAGGACTTTGGGTATCTGCTGACGGTGTGGTTTATCAAGACTTCGATAGCAACAAACATTATATACAATCCAAAGACTTACCTAAACTATCAACATTCTATTGCGGTGTTGACTGGGGGTATGAACACTGGGGTTCAATTGTTGTTATCGGAGAAACGGAAGATGGAACAGCTTATTTAATAGAAGAGCACGCAAAACAACATGAAGAAATTGACTATTGGGTAGATATAGCAAAGGGAATTCAAGAACGTTATGGTTCAAGAGTTCCCTTCTATTGTGATTCTGCTCGTCCTGAGCATGTTGATAGGTTTAAACGAGAACACATTGAAGCGTTTAATGGAGACAAAGCACGTTTAACTGGTGTTGAAGCGGTTGCTCGTAGGTTTAAGAAAGATAAGTTATTTATTTGTAGAGATAAAGTCGAGAAATTTCCGAATGAGATTTATCAATATGTTTGGGATGAAAAAAAAGGAGAACCAATAAAACTATTCGATGATGTACTTGACTCTTTGCGATATGCGATTTATAGCAATGAGGTTAGAAACGGTAAAACAGCTGAAATAGTCAATAAAGTAGGGTTTGGTTTTTATTAAGGAGAAACATGGCAATTAAAATAAATAGAGAGATGGCGGGAGACTTAAACAACCCATCTTCTGAATTGCTTAATCGTTGTATTAATCAGCACCAAAGTGACTTTTGGCGTTTAGAAAAACTATCTGATTATTACGATGGCAAGCAAGACATTTTAAAACGAACAAAAGATAATGCTGCAACACCTAATAATAAAGTTGTTGTTAATCATGCAAAGTATGTCACTGATATGAATGTTGGTTTCATGGTAGGAAATCCAGTAGCTTATACAAGCAGTGATGATATTCAATCTATTCTTGATGCTTATACAAAAGTTGATATTGTTTCTCATGATACTGAACTTGAGAAAGATTTGTCAGTATTTGGGATAGGTTATGAATTGATTTATATGAATCAAGAACCACAGACTGGGAAAGTATTTGCTGACATTAAATGTATTGATCCACGAGGGATTTTCCTTGTTACGGATGATACGATTGATACCAACCCTTTATTTGCTGTACATTATCAACCAGTATATAACCTTCAAGGAGCTGTTGATTATTATCTTGTTAAGTACTATAACGACAATAGAGTATTGACATATAGAGCGGCTTCTATTGGTTTCGGAGATTATCAATTAATTAAAGCACTACCACATTATTTTAAGGCGGTACCTGTTATTGAATACCGTAACAACGAAGAACGACAAGGAGATTTTGAGCAAGCAATTAGTTTAATTGATGCTTATAACTTGCTTCAGTCTGACAGATTGAACGATAAAGAAGCTTTTGTTGATGCAATTCTTTTTATCCGTGGGTTTACCTTAAAGGATGGTGATGGTGCTAGGTTAGCAAAAGAAAAGATGATGCAGACATCATTTAAACCTGGTGAAGTAGATGCTAGTTATCTTACTAAACAAATGGATGAAAGTTCGGTAGCTGTGTTACGGGATGCATTACTTGAAGATATTCATAAAGTGACTTATGTGCCCAATATGAATGATAAAAACTTCTCAGGAAATGTTTCAGGCGAAGCAATGAAATACAAACTCTTTGGCTTGCTACAACTTATGTCGGTGAAGTCAAGATACATGATAAAAGGACTTAGACAACGCTTGATTCTCTTTGCTAATTATTTAGAGATTGGTAATAACAACGTTGATATTGACGGTATTAAGATTAAGCTCAAACCTAATTTGCCAATCAATACAACTGACATTGTGAGTCAAATCGTTCAGGCGCACCAAGCAGGAGTTCTACCTCTTAAAGTGTTGCTTTCATGGCTTCCAGATATTGATAATGTCGATGAAGTTCTTGAGCAGTTACAAGAGGAAAAAGAGGAAGCTATCGAAATGAATCAGAAAGCTATGGGCGTTCAGTCAGAAGACAGCCACTCTAATCTTGATGATCCACCTGATGAAAATGAGGAAGAAAATCAAGATAACAACAATAAACAGTCTGACAATCAGACAAATAAAAAAGGAGACCAAGAAAATGGCCAAAACAAAAACAACAAAAAACAAAACTCAAAAAACTAATGCTAAAGCAGCAAAAACTCCTAAAGTAACTAATAAAACTAAGGCAAAAACTGCTTCTAAAACAGCTACTACAAAAAAGAAAGTAGTCAAAAAACCAGTAGCAAAAACAAAAAAAGCTAAATGATTACAGCCAAATTCAAAAAGAAAAATAACCAAATTTATTGGTATCAAGTGACTGGCCATGCAGGCTTTGCAAATATTGGAAATGATATTGTATGTGCTGGGGTTTCTGCCTTATATATATCAGTTACCAATGCATTGTTATCATTTGGGAAAACTTTTGAACGTGATGAAGGATATTTTATACTTGATCCAACGGATAAAGAACTAGCAAGCCTTAAGATACTTCATGATGGAATAGTTTCAATAGCTGAACAATACCCTGGACATGTAATAGTAGAGGAGTAAAAATGAAAATGAATGAAAAATTTGGTGTTATTATCGCTTATATTGCTATTTCTATGCTACCTTTGATAGCATTTTTATTTGGATGCACTATAATTCTTTGTTTGTTATTTGCGATTAGGTCATTAATTTAGGAAGGATAAGAGAATGTCTGACTACTGGCAAAAGAGAGCGATTAAATTCGAAAAGAAAGTAAATGACGGTGCTAAACAGCTTGAGGAAGTCGTAGCGCAGGCATACAAACAAGCTCAGTCATATTTAACGAAACAGATTGCTAAATTATTTAATCGAACTAAGCAGCAAACGGAACTGACAGATGATGAAGCCAAAAGAATGCTTAATGAAACTGTTCCTGTTTCTGAATTAGTTGAGCTTAGGAGATTAGCTAAAGATATCAATAACCCTGACTTGCAAAGAGAAGCTAAAAAGCGGCTCACAGGACTAGCGCTTAAATCAAGAATTACTCGTGCAGAAGATTTAAAAGCAAAGTCTTATCTAGTAACAAAACAAATTGCAGATGTTCAGCTTGATAAGCAGACATCTTTTTATATTGATACGATAGATGAATCGTACAAAGAAACTGCTGCCGAAACGATTATTCGTGAAGCTCAAGCAAATGCTAAGAATGGTATTGTCAAAGAAGTTTGGAACAAAAAAGACTACAAGTTCAAAGAGTTATCTACAAAATCAGTTGAAAATATACTTGACAGTCACTGGTTAGGAAGTAACTACTCTAAAAGATTATGGGGAGATACAGAAGCTTTAGCCAAACGATTAGAGCAACTCTTCACGGTTGAAGCTTTAACTGGAATGAGTGAATTTCAGATGGCAAAGGCAATTGCTAGTGAATTTGACCGCTCAATTAATGTTGCTAAGCGTTTGATTCGTACCGAAGCGAATTACATGGCTAACCAAGCAAAGCTCAAATCGTGGCAAAATAATGGCGTTGAAAAGTATCAAATCATTGCTATCCTGGATTTGAGAACATCACAAATTTGTCGTCATAAAGACCATAAGATATTTCTAATATCTGAAGCAGTTGTAAATGGTACAGAAGGGACATATCCACCTTTTCATCCATGGTGTCGTTCAGTTGCTTCAATGTATTCAAAGCGACTAAAAAATATAGTACGCAAAGCGCTTGACCCTATCACTGGTAAAACATTTGATATTAAAGGAAGTACAACTTACAACGAATGGATGGATAAATTAAAATCAATGCATCCAGATGTTGAATTCAAAAGTAGCAAATGAGGTGATCTAATATCTCGCAGTTATGCGTGAAATAACGACTATTTAAAAACACAAAGCGTTTGTCACTGACAGGCGTTTTTCTTATGCTCAAAGGAGGGCAGAATGGATTATAAAGAAAAAATATTAGAATTACTAAATGATGAAAAGTATCAAATAAAAGAGTGGAGTCAATCGAATAAAGAGTTAAATGATTGCTTAGAAGTGGAAGTGACTTTTAAATATAAAGTCCCACTACCAGAAAGTAGTGGGAAAGAACTTTAAAATTTAGGCAAGCTTAGTAAATTATCCAAAATAGAGTCATTTTTTGCAGTACGAATGTATGGGTCTCGGCCTGCTGGATGAACTGTTTCTACAATTGCTTTGGAACCATCGGATTCTGTGAAATAGTAGTATTCAAAAGGATGATCAATCCATTTTACAACCTCTTCAACAGTTTCTACCTTGCCATCTTGTAGACGAACATGAGTTATCTTTTCTGGTAGTGCAGTATATCCTTCTGCCATTCGGATATGTGTAATTCTAAAAGACATTTAACTCTCCCCTCTAATATATACTAGGCAAATGAGCCAGTAATTCAATTATAGCAAATAAACTTTAAACCCTTGGTATTCCACGGGTTTTTCTTATGTCCAAGCGTGAAGACTTTAAAAGCTTCGGAAGTGCAAGCATTGAACCACTTTAAAAGCAATTGGAAAGGATTAATAACATGATCGAAAAACTACTTAAGTTCAACTTACAACGCTTTGCAGAAGTTGGAGACCCACAGGAACCTGCAGACCCTGAAACTCCCGAATTCAATGCTGACAATCTGACTGATGAACAAGTTGCAGCAATCAAAGAAAAGTTTGGTCTTAAAGATGATACTGATGTTGATTCTATTGTTAAGTCTAAACGAAGTCGTTGGCAGAAAGAACTTGAAGAAGAAAAAAACGAAGCTGCTCGCCTTGCAAAACTTTCGGAAGAAGAACGCCAACAAGCGCTGATTCAAAAAGAAAAAGATGACTTTGAAAAAGAAAAAGCTGTCTTTCGTCAAGAACAGTTGCTTGTAGAAAAAGGCAAACAACTTCAAGAAATCGGTATTCCAAGCGCTTTTGCTGCTCGTATTCAAGGAAATACTGCTGAGGAAGCTATTAAAGATGTCAAAGCTTTCAAAGCTGAATGGGATAAAGCCTTAGAAGTAGCGGTTAATGAAAAACTCAAAGCTTCTGTAGATACTCCACTTGGTGGAGGTGCCACACCAGGGAAACCAGTTGATATTTCAACTTTAACTTATGAAGAAGCGCTGGCACTGAAAAAAACAAATCCAAAAGCCTATGAACAGGCTACAAAATAAGGAGAAAAAACATGAAAAACAAACAGCTAAAAATGAATTTGCAACGCTTTGCAGATGGAGTTACATTCTTGAAAACACAAGTTGACCCAGAAGTAATGGGTCAAATGGTAGCAGCACAACTTCCAAAAGCAATTAAATTTGCTGGCATTGCACCAATTGATACAACACTTGCTGGACAACCAGGATCAACAATCACACTTCCAAAATTTAAATATTCTGGTGATGCCAAGGTAGTTGCGGAAGGCGAATCTATTGAAATGGATGAACTTACAACAACAACTCAAACTGCCACAATTAAAAAAGTTGATAAAGGAGTTTCTATCACTGATGAAGCTGCACTTTCAGGTTATGGGGACCCAGTAGGAGAAGCACAGCGCCAAATTCGTATGGCAATTGCTTCAGCAGTAGATAACGAAATTGTTGCTGTAGCAGGAACTGCAGCACTAACTGTTATTTCAAATGTATCTCTTGATTTGATTGACCAACTGGAAGATACATTCGTTGAAGCACCTGATGCGCTTGAAGAACAAGGGTTTACTCAAGGTGTATTGTTCGTTTCTTATAAAGATGCTGCAACATTGCGCAAAGCAGCTGGCGTTAACTGGACTCGTGCTTCTGACCTCGGCGATAACATTCTTGTTTCTGGAGCATTTGGTGAAGTGCTTGGATGGACTGTTGTTCGTTCTAAAAAAATTAAGACTGGTTCGCCAATTGCGGTTAAACCTGGTGCAATGAAAACATATTTGAAACGTGATGTTTCTGTAGAAGCTGACCGAGACATTAAAAAGAAAATTACGGAGATCACTGGCGATGAGCATTATGTTGTTGCAATTGTAGATGACACTAAGATTGTACGTGTTGAAGCTGCCGAAATTCCTGTAACAGGGGTTACCATTTCACAAAAAACGGCGTCTATGAAAGTTGGAACTACTAGAGAGTTAAAAGCAACTGTTGATCCAGAAAATGCTACTAATAAATCTGTTACTTATTCTTCTGATGCTGAAGCTGTTGCAACAGTAAACTCTGATGGTAAAGTCACAGCACTGACAGCAGGTACAGCAAACATTACTGTCACTACTACTGACGGTTCTAAAACCGATAAGTGTGTAGTAACAGTAACTGAAGCATAAACAGCAGTAGGAGGCAATCATGGAAGAGAATGAACCAAAAACTAAAGCAATTGAACGTTTGAAAACTGATTTGGGCGTTGACGACAATAAAGCTACTGGTTTAATTGAGGATGCGGTTATTCTCGTCCTTGATTATACGAATCAGGATAAGATGTTAGATTCAATGTGGCTATATGCTCGTCAGTTAGCCACAATTACTTTTAATCGTGAAAGTACAGAGGGAGAATCTAGTCGTTCAGAAGGTGGCGTTTCTCAATCCTTTATTGAAGATATTCCTTTAAATATCCAGCGTGGCTTGAATCGTTACCGACTCGGAAAGGTGGTTAGTTTTTATGCTCCTGATGAAACGTGACTTAATTACTGTCTATTTAAGACGAGCAATGATTACGCAGGACGAAGAATTCAATGATGTAATAGCATGGGGAAGTCCTATAGCTCTTGAAATGAATGTTCAGTCCGCAAGTGGTGCTGTCAATGCCACAATTTACGGTTCAAAGCTTTCAAGTATGAAATCATGTAAATATCAAGGCAATGAGTTAAAAGAAGGTCGAGATGAAAACAATGGTATCTGCTTATATGTTGATAAGGACAGTGACCCTGATTATAAAATCAAGTCGATTCAACATTATTCTACACACATCAATGTGATGTTAGAAAGGAACGATGACATTGGGAGTTGAAATTAAAGGTTTGGACAGACTCAAAAGAAAAATTAATGCCATGCCTAAAATCTTAAATGACGCCGTGAATGATGCGACTTACGAAATCACAGAGTTGGTTCGTTCTGCAGCAGAATTAAGACTGGCTTCTAGTATGAAATTCAGTTCTGGAGAACTGCTTGGAAGTTTAAAGACTGAGGTTGTAGAAAATGCGGAAGGTAAAATAGTCGGGCGTGTCTGGTCAAATAAAGTTCAAGCCATTTATCGTGAGTTTGGTACTGGTCCAAATGGGCAAGCAAGTTCTAAAGATTTACCAGAGGGTGTTAACCCAGTTTATACTCAAACTCGTTGGTTTATTCCAGCTGAGGAAGTTGGAATTGATTTGAATGAAATCTATGGCATGCCTAAGATTACTATTCAAGGCAAAGAATTCTACATCACAAGTGGTCAACCAGCAAGACCTTTCTTATATCCATCATTGAAAGAAATACTTCCGCAAATGCCTGAGATATACAAAGAGCATGTCCAAAAGAAATTGAGGGAGCTTAAATAATGGAGAGAGTTGATATTAAAAATATTGCTGGCTCAGTTATGAGCGGTATTTCAGAAATTAAAAAAATTGCAACGGACTATCCCTCAACTTGGAATACTTTTCCTACAGCTATCTACAGAACGGTTAATACGCCACATTTCGTAGATGGAAGTGGAGAGGAACTTCAAACAAAGTGGTCAATCACAATTGAATTATATTCTAAAAGTAGTTTGACTACTATCGTTAATAATGTCATCGAGCAATTTGGTGATATTGGTTTTACAGGCACGCAAAGAGACGCTAATACAGCAGACTTGAAGCGTGTCATTATTGAATTATCCGCAATCGTGGATAATAAAACAAAATACGTTTATTCAAAATAGGAGGAAATAAACATGGCAACATTTGCAGGTCTATTATCAAAAGACACTACCCTTTCTTATAAAGATGGAGAAACTTCAAAAACCGTCGCAGCAGTAAAAACTGTCCCTGCAATGGGTTCAGACCCCGAAAAGGTAGAAGTTACACACTTAGGTTCAGCAAAAAAAGCATATATTGCTGGGATTCAAGATACTGATAATTTGGAATTCGCAATCGTCTACCAAGGTGATAACTTCAAAGATATCGATACATTAGTTAAGACTGGTAAATCAGTCGATTGGACAGTTACTTATCCCGATGGAATGAAGTCAGAATTCACTGGACAACCATCATATAAACTGGATGGGGCTGAAGTTAACCAAGCTATCGGTTTCAACTTAGTTATTGTTGTATCAGAAGGTCCTGACATTACTCCATCTCCCAGATAACCCCCAAGAACCAACTGGGGTAACGTTGGACAAAACATCAGCTAGTGTAGAAGTTGGTAAGACAGTTAAGTTGGTAGCTACTGTAGTTCCAGATAACGCTGAAAATAAAACTGTAACTTGGACTAGCTCAGACGAAACAAAAGCAACCGTAGATAAAGGGACTGTTACTGCGGTAAGTGAAGGAGAAATCACAATTACAGTGAAAACAGTTAACAATAAGACTGCTACTAGCACAATTACTGTCACAGCAGCATCGGGTAATTAATAACATTTTAAGAAAGGTTAGTCTCGAAAGCTAACCTTTTTATTTTTTATAAACATAGAAATCGGAGAAACAAAAATGACAAAAGAAAATATCGTAAAACTTCCTGGAACTAAACAATTCGAATTTGGTGGCTTGAATCTTCAATTGCGCTTGGATGGTAAATCTATTATTGCGATTGAAAAACGCTTGGACGAATCACTTATGGGGCTTTTTGTAAATGGTCAAGGTGGATTCAAATTGCCAGCAACAAACAAATTATTGGTAGTGCTTCAAGGTGCAAACCAAACAAGCCGAGTTTCTGATTCAGATTTAGTTAACGCTTTTGAACGTTTTGTTGAAGCAGGAAACACTACTTTTGATTTGTTCAATGCCATTCAAGAATTGCTTGATGAAGCGGGTTTTTTCGGCAAGGACAAGAAGGAGAACGAAGCGACAAATGGGGAATCTCTGGACAACGAACCAGAAGCACCGAGCGAACTCCTTTAAAAACCTACAACAATTTATCCAGCATGCTTGAGGATTTATACCCTCAGGCAGTTGAAGCTGGTATTTCTTCTACAGATTTTTGGGCGATGACTTTTGATGAAATTATGGTCCAAGTAGAAGCAAATAAAAAAAGGCATGAGAATGAACTAAAAGAAAAAGCCATGTTTGATTACTCTCAACAAAGGCTTGCTATCTATGCTTTTAATGATCCAAAGAATTTTCCTAAATATGAAGATGCCTATCCTTTCTTGAATCAGCTCAAGGAAGAAGTAGTGCAAGCTGTATCTGAGGAAGAAGAAAAGAAAAAAGCGATGCTTACTGACCAAGAAATCATGCGACAAAATGCAATGTTAATTCAGGAAACTCGTAAAAGAAAAAGTCAAAAGACAAATTAAAAATATTGAATAGAAAAGGAGGTGAGAAATATGGAATTAGAAACGCTAGAGATACTGTTTGATGCAAATACTGCAAAAATGGATGAAGCGCTTAGTAAAGTTTTACCTCGTGTAGAAGCAATTATGTCAAAGTTTGAGAATATTACTGGGAAGTCTATGAAAAAGACTGAAGATAATCTCAATATTGATAAAGGCGCAACGCAATTCGGCAAACAGCTAGAGAAAATGAATCAGACTTTTGAAAAGATGATGGGTCATCTTGAAAGTTCTTCTAAGAAATCATCCGAAAGCATTGGAGATAATTTATCTACTGGATTTAAGAAAGCACGTCCTAAAGTATCAAAAGAAATTGATGCTATGCTAAATGAAATTAATGCAAAAATGGGTCAAGCTAAAGCTGCTCAAGAAAAAGTGGCTTATCTTAAATCACAGCGTCAAAGTTCTTCAGCAAAAGGAGATGGTGGGCAAACAGTCAAATATGATGATCAGATTGCACGGGCCCAGGCATCAATGGTTAAATACCAAGACCAAGCAAAAAGTCTTGCTAGATCAATGAAGACTGAGTTTGATGCAGTTCCTTCGTCTTTAGAGCGAATTGCAAAAGTAATGGATGCCAATGAAGCTAAGTATTATACAATGCGTGAAAGTGTTCGAGCTTTACAAAAGGAATATCAATATCAACTAAAACCAGTCGGAAGTTTTGACAAAGGCTTTAAAAATGTTGATACTCCTGATTCATTGAAAACTGCTCAAAAAATGCAAGCACAGTCTGACAAAATGCAGAAGCTAGCAAGTAGTAACGATGTTCTTCAAAAAGAATATCAAAGAACAGAAGAGCGTGCAGAATCATTAAGAAAGGCAATAGGACGAATTAATTCAGTTCTTAGCCAATCGTCGATGGCAACTGGAACAGCAGCAGCTGGAGCTAGTATGACAGGCTCAGGATTGAAACAATCTGAACGTGCTGTTTCTAAATATGGCGGGGTCTTCAACCGCATGTCAAACTCCATTTCTCATGGTGCTGGAGGAATTGGAAATGGATTGAAAAATTCATTTGGGATATTGGATAAATTTGGAAATCTCTTTTCGAGAAATTCAAATAAAGTTACACAAGGCACCCGTAGTATGTCTATGGGTAACAATGCATTTCTTCAGTCTATGAAATATTTGTTGCCTTCATTAATTGTTTATCAATTAATTGGTGGAGCAATAAGTAAGTTAGCTGGCGGAATGATGAGTGCTTTAAAGACAAATGATCAGTTTTCTAACTCGCTTAATCAGATTAAAGTCAACTTGATGACTGCATTCTATCCAATTTATAATGCAATTCTTCCTGCCATTAATGCGATGATGAGCGCAATTGCTACATTAACTGGTCAATTAGCTTCGTTTATTGCTGGGTTATTTGGAACTACTTATCAAGCTGCCAAACAAGGCGCAAGTGGTTTATATGATAACGTCCAAGCAATGAATGATACAGGTTCATCAGCGACTAAAGCGAAAGACAAGGTCGATAAACTTCAACGTTCACTCATGGGATTTGATGAGATTAATCGTATTGGTTTGCAAGACAAAACTGATGATGATACTGACAAAGGCCAAGATACAAAAGCTCCAGATATTGATTTTGGGGCTGCGACTGGTAATTATTCAACGCCTAAATGGATGAAAGATATGCAAGCCTTGCTTAAAGATTTCTTCAAACCATTCCAAGATGCATGGAAAAACCAAGGTCAAAAGGTTATTGATGCGTGGAAATATGCACTTGGAGAAGTTATCGGTTTAGCAAGTGCTATCGGAAAATCCTTTATGGAAGTTTGGACAAATGGCACTGGTCAAAAATTCATTGAAAATCTATTAATTTTACTTGCGGATGTGCTTAACATTGTCGGTGATATAGCTAAAGCATTTAAAGATGCATGGAATGAAGATGGTAGAGGAACTGCCTTAATCCAATCGCTATTTGATGGGCTGAACAGAATATTAGAATTACTTCATTCAATCGCTAAATCATTTAGAGAAGCATGGAATGATGGAACTGGTAAAGAAATAGCAGCAAACCTCCTTGAGATATTTACCAATATTTTCAAAACGATTGGAAACTTTGCAGAACAGTTTAAAAAGGCTTGGGATCAAGGTGGAACTGGTAAGAAAATATTTTCCGATATTCTTAAAATAGTTAATGATTTACTAGGTCATCTTAATAACATGACAAAAGCTACAGCAGATTGGGCCAAAACATTAGACTTTTCTCCGCTTCTAAAGGGAATAGAGAGATTATTAAAAAACTTAGAACCCCTCACTGATAATATTGGTGCTGGTTTAGAGTGGTTTTATAAAAATGTACTTTTGCCATTGGCTGGGTTTACTATTCAAAACTTAATACCTGCGTTTTTAGATACTTTATCAGGTGCAATTAAGGTTTTAAACTCAATAATTGATGCGCTTAAACCACTTGGACAATGGTTGTGGGATAACTTCTTGCAACCATTGGCTAAATGGACTGGTGGAGTGATTATTGATGTCATAAATGGTTTAGCAGATGCCTTAAAAGGAGTAAGTGATTGGATTGACAAGCATCAAACTACTGTCCAAGTATTCGCTACTATACTAGGGGCTTTTGCGACAGCTTGGGGAATTGTAACTCTCGCTGTTGGAGCTTGGAATGTGATTGCAGGAATAGCAGCAGCAGTTACTACTGCTTTCGGCGCTGCCATAGCATTTTTAACAAGTCCGATAGGAATTGCGATTGCAGCCATTGCCGCAATTATAGCTATTGGTGTCTTAGTAGTTAAAAACTGGGATACTATAACCGAAGCAGCTGGTAAACTTGGGAAATGGATTGGTGATGCCTTTAATGGAGCGTGGAAGGCTATTTCTGATGCGTTCGGTAATATTGGGAAATGGTTTTCAGATCGTTGGAATGATGTGATGAAAGCTCTAGGATCGGTAGGCAAGTGGTTTAGTGATGTATTTAGTGGAGCATGGAAGGGCATTACTAATATATTTAGTGGCATAGGTAATTGGTTTTCAGAACGTTGGAATGATATCACTAGAGCATTTGGTTCTGTCTCTAAATGGTTTGGAGATGTTTTCAATAGTGCACGGAATAGTATTACTAATATATTCGGTAATATTGGTAACTGGTTCTCTAGTCGTTGGGGTGATATTACTAGAGCATTTGGACAAGTGGGAAATTGGTTCAGTAACACCTTTAGAGGCGCTTGGAGTAATGTCACCAACGCATTTAGTTCAGTTGGAAGTTTTTTCAACAGTATCGGAACTACTATAAGGAATATTTGGTCAGGATTTACTAACTTTATGACGTCACCTATAGAGAATGCTAAAAACTTAATCAGTGGGATTATTGACAGAATTAAAGGATTCTTTAACATTAGACTTAGTTTCCCTGATGTTCCACTTCCACACTTCCAAATCAATCCGAGAGGTTGGGATATTAGCGACCTTTTACAAGGTGATATTCCCTCATTGGGAATAAATTGGTATGCCAAGGGTACAAAAAACCACCCAGGAGGTATGGCAGTTGTTAATGATGCTAAGTCTTCTAAGTGGCAAGAAGCATACAAAACTCCTGGGGGCGCTTGGAAGATGTTTCCAGCTATAAGAGAAATGCTTGTCGATTTACCGCAAGGTACACAAGTAATGCCAGCCGCAAACATTTCAAGTTTGGATAGTTTTAGTGATACTTTAACTGGTGGTTTTTCATCTCCAGTTGGTAGTAATTATCAAAGTTTTAAAGGATTTGAAGCACTACAATTGCCTTCGATGTTTACAGATAAGCCAACTGATTATAGTAGCTCTGGAAGATTTGGTGGAGGTCAAGATGTTTCAAGCTATGGTTTGGCAAATATGAATGGTTCATTAACAAGTGCCATCATGTTGCTTGTTCAATCTTTAGGTGCACAAACGAGCCAAACTTCAAATGGAGATATTGTGATAAATATCGGAGGTAGAGAGTTTGGGCGAATTGCAGTTTCAGAAATCAATAAATATCATCAACAGCTCGGGTACACTGAGCTTAACATTTAGAAGGAGGGATTATGTCTGCCGAATTACAATTTAATGGAGTCACAGTAAAATTTCCTCAAGAATTCAGCGTCAGTATTTCAACAATTGACGCTGACTCCTCAGGGAGAAATGCGAATGGGGAAATGGTAAGGGATGTCATTGCTCAAAAAACTAAACTAAACATTAAGTGGGGGCCTTTGAGTGATTCGGAAGCATCTGATATTTTGCAAAGAATTAATCAACCATTCTTTGTAGTAATTTATCCAGATCCCCAACTTGGAAGACAAAGAAGTAAAACTTTTTATGCTGGAGATTCTACAATGCCTTCTTACTCATGGAATGATAAGTTTAAAGCGATGAAGTGGCAAAACTTATCTGTAAATCTGATAGAAAAATAGGAGGATAAAAATGCTTAATGTCTCAGATGATTTTAACAATGCCATGAAAGCAGAAAATCGAAGGTTTGAGACTCGAATAAAAGTTGGTGATAAAGTCTTTACAAAAAATGATATCAATAGTTGGATATACAGTGGTGGCTCTATTTCTGGTGAAACATTTCAGATAGGTTCAACATTTTCAAATTATATAAAGATAGAATTTTGTTCAATACTTGAAAATATAAAGGAACTGACAGAAGTCACTGTGGAATTGGGAATAGCAACTTATGATGCAGATTATCATTATGATAATATCCCTCCTGAAAAAGTGGGAAGTGCAAGAGTGGGCTATGCTAAATTGATTCATTATAAGCCAACGGTTTATGAGTATGTCTCAATTGGAACTTTTTATGTCACAAAGTGTGACCCAGATAGGAATGAAAATAAAACGACACTTGAAGCAAGTGATCGTTTTGTTTTTTTAGAAAACGAGTATGTTTCTGAACTAACCTACCCAGCTTCTATTCGAGCTGTTGCTTTAGAAATTGCAAATAAAAGTGGTTCCGTAATTAATGAAACCAACTTTTCAATGATTAGCACTTCAAAAATAAATAAACCTGAGGGCTATACGTTCAGACAAGCAATAGGTTTAATCGCTCAGTTTGAAGCAGGTTATGCAAGGTTTAGCCGGACAAATCAATTGGAAATCATGCAATTAATTGACCCTAAGTTTGCGGTTTCTCCAGCAGAATATTTTCAAAAGGGATTAACAAAAAACGAATTAATGTACAAAATTGGCGGTATCTCTTGTACATTACCTGTTCAAAGCGAAAGCGGAAATGAACAAGTTACATATTTATCGGGTAGTAATACTGGTCCACAAATTGTTTTAGAAAATAAAGTAATGACTCAAAGTTTACTTGATGATATTTATCAGAAGGTAAAAAATATCAATTTTTATCCTTTTACTTTAAATTGGAGGGGGAATCCAGCACTAGAAACAGGCGATTGGTTAACACTCACTGATAGAGATGGCACACCATTTAAAACTCCTAATTTGAGTTACACCCTAACTTTTAAAGGAGGGCTGACAGCAAATAGTTCAGCTAATACTAACTCTTCAGCTCAAACAGTCTCAGCTTACTCCCCACCGCTTAATCAAATTATTAAAGAGATTAACTCTCGTGTTGATGCAGCTGGTAAAAATTCAGTCTATGATGGAACAGAAGAACCTCCTTATCCCAAAGAAGGAGATATTTGGTTCAAAAAGAATGGCCCAGATGATGAAATATGGATTTATACAAAACTTGCGGATGGAACTTACGATTGGGTAATGACTACCTCTACAAGATTATCTGATGAAATTCAGGAAAAAATCGATAATTCCGTTCCATCTGATGAAATTGTCAAAACAATCAATTTATCACAAGAAATGGATGGTAAAGAGTGGTTAAAAATTACGGGTGCAAAAATTTGGTTAACTGATCAAACTCGAATAGATGATGCTATCATCCAAGATGCAATGATTGGAAATTTGAGTGCTTCAAAACTAACAGCTGGAACTATCGATGCTTCAGATGTAAATATCATTAATTTAAATGCTTCGAATATATCGACAGGAACTTTGAGTGCAGTTGATATAAAAGGGGTAAACATCACAGGTAGTGAATTTAAGACTGAAAGCACAGACGGAAAAATCCGTATATCTGGAGGTGCTATTAATTTCTTAGATAGTTCTGATAAACTGTTCGGTTCTTTTCAGCCAACAGAAACTGGAGATGGTCTTCCGGTACTCCAGATGGGGTCTAATAGCGGAATTCTATTGACAGCTGGTAATAACTCAGCATATCGTTCATCTCTTATTTTAGGGGATGCAACGGGTACAGGAAAATCCACTACCACCTTATATTCGGGCGCATCTCCTATCTCCATTATGTATAATGATGAAACCACTATTGGTCTTGATTCAAATGGAGTCACAATAAAAGGAAAACTAGCCGGAATAAACGGGCTAAGAATTAATGATAGAGTTTTTATATCTGGAGCCTTACAAGTTAACGGAGACCTGGACGTTTATGGCTCGAAAAATGCGGCTCATGTCACAAGAGATGGACTTAGATTGACACCAGCTTATGAAACCGCTGAATCATATCTAGGGGATATCGGAATAGCACAAACTGGCGAAGACTGCACGGTTATTATTCCTATCGAAGAACATTTTTCTGACGTTATTAATACCGATTATGAGTATCAAGTATTTTTGCAAGGTTATAGTGAAGGTTTTGTTTATATCACATCAAGAGATAAGACAAGTTTTACAGTACAATCATCTGTTCCAAATCTCCCTTTCACATGGGAAATCAAAGGTAAAAGAAGAGGTTATGAAAGTGATCGTTTGATTTTAACTGATACGAAGTATGAAGAAATTAAAGAAATTGAAGAGCAAGATTTAAAAGAGGAGGAAGCATGAATAAAGAAATTGATGCAGAAAAATTGATTAACAACTTACTATCTAAGATTACTCAGTTACAATTTGAAAATGCCAAGTTATCAGTTCTAGTTGAAACGTATGAGCAAGATAATTCTAAGGAGGTTGACAAATAATGAGTTACGAAAAGCAAACTTGGAATCAATATGATGAATTAAAAACAGAAGAAGAGAATATTAAAAATGGTGCTGTTGTAACTGATAATCGTATGAATCATATGGAGTCTGGTATTGGCGACAACGATAATAACCTTGCTTCACATCTTGCAGATACGAATAATCCTCACAAAGTAACAGCCGCACAAGTTGGACTTGGTAATGTAGATAATGTTAAACAGGCAGCGAAAACTGATTTTGATTCTCATGTTAATAATAAAAATAACCCACATACAGTAACAGCTGTTCAAATTGGACTGGATAAGGTTATTAATGTGAAACAAGCTTCAAAAGTAGAGTTTGACTCACATACAAGTGATGTATCTAACCCGCATAAGGTTACTGCAACACAAGTTGGGGCTTATTCTAAAGATGAATCAGATCAAAAATTAGCAACACAGAAGCAAGCGATAGATTCTCATGTCAACAATAAATCTAACCCCCATGCAGTAACAGCTTCTCAGGTCGGAGCTTATACAAAAGCAGAGTCAGATTCAAAATTCACAATAAGCGGTTCTGTTATTGCAAATCAAGGAAATATAGCAAGTGGAACTGATTTAAATAGTGTAACCGATACAGGTTTTTACCGTGTAGGTGGGCTTGTTGGTGGAACGGATATTTTGAACGTTCCTTCTGAACTTAGTGGATTAAATTTCTATGCTTTTTTGACAGTCACAGGTTCACTTCAAGAATTAACAGTATATTCTCCTAAACAAGATACAACTTGGACTTATAGTCGTTCTGTATCAGGAACTTCTCAAACATGGAGCAGTTGGTCAAAAACTGTGATGGCTGATGATTCTGGGAAAGTGACTGTAAAAGACTTAGAAGTAACTGGGACAATTACCGGTAAATCTAAGAATGTTCTTGCAAACGGCGCTTACTGGATGCAAGCAGGGCAAGTTATCACACCAAGCAAATCAATAAGTGATTGTGCAAATGGCTGGATATTACATTTTACAAGTTACAGCTCAGGAATGACTGGTGCAACTAAAAATGGCAATAATCATTTTTTCTACATCCCTAAAGAACAAGTAAATATTGCTGATGTCGGCACAATGTTTCCATTAATTGTAACTGATGGAACAATGACATTAAAATATTTGTATTTGCAAAATAATAAAATTACTGGAACATCAGCTAATGAATCTACAAACTCTAAAAAATATGTACTTCAAAACGTACTAGAGTATTAAATTAGAAAGAAGGAGTAATGGAGGAAAAAGCATGGCAAGAAGTTCTTGAACGGTTGGCCAGAATAGAAACAAAGCTTGATAATTATGAGTCAATTAGGGAAAAAGCTGAACAGGCTCATTTAATTGCTTTGAACAATGCAGATGATATTAAAGAAATAAAAGCAAATAACAAGTGGGCTTGGGGCTATATGATTGGTCTTGGGATTTCAATTGTTATTTATTTTTTAAGCAAATTTTGAAGGAGAAAGAACATGAAAACATTTTTAAAAGACTTGGCAGAACGTGCAATTAAAACATTTGCTCAAGCAATGATTGGTGCATTGGGTGCTGGAGCTACTGGCTTAATTGGTGTTGACTGGATTCAAGCACTTAGTATTGCAGGGTTTGCAACATTAATTTCAATTTTAACTTCAATCGGAAGTCTAACTATTGGTGATGATACTGCAAGTTTGGTTAAAACTAATGTAGAAGTCCAACCGGACATCTATAAAGATATGGACCACGAATTTACAGAAGGAGGGGAATGATGTCAAGTATTGAAAATATGATTGCTTGGATGCAAGTACGAAAAGGCAAAGTTACTTACTCAATGACTTCACGAATGGGGCCAAATAGTTATGATTGCAGCTCGTCAGTGTTCTTTTCAATGATTGCTGGTGGTTTTCTGTCAGCTGGTTCAATGGGAAATACTGAAACCTTGTTTGGAATGTCAGGAACGAAACTCAAAGAAATTAGTCGTGGAGAAGTGCAACGCGGAGATATTTTTATCTCAGGCACTCCAGGTGGTTCGGCTGGTTCGGATGGACACACGGGTATCTTTTTGAGCAATGGCTCATTCATTCACTGCTCTTACACTCACAATGGAATTGCGATTGATACAAATGATGCTTATATGAGTACTCGCTTACCACATCACTTTTATCGAATCGTTGGCTCAGGTTCAGCAAATACTGATGATAAGCCACAAATGGTTACTTTAAATCTTGACGGTCAGTTTGGTAATGCGACTGCTAAACGACTGCAAGAATACTTTGATACAGCTGGTAAAGATGGAGTAATCAGTCACCAGTATAAACAAACCTTTAATCAAAATATTTATGCGGCACAGTTTGATTCATCACTGACAGGTTCAAACGTGGTCAAAGCATTGCAAAGATTCTTAGCAGTTGGCCAAGATGGACTCTTTGGTCAAGGAACTATCAAAGCATTGCAAAAACACCTTGGAACAACACAAGATGGAACTATTAGCCCAGTTTCTGATTCTGTCAGAGAATTACAACATCGATTGAATATGAATAAACTCTAAGGAAAAAGCCTGCATAATGCAGGCTTTTTTTCATTTAAATGTGTATAGATATTAATTTTATAATATGATATGATAATATTTGAGTAAGGAGATTTTTGTGAAAAATATTTTTGGAATTTTTTTTGATGGAAAAGGATTAAAAAAAGACAATAGTTTAAATATTATCAGGCTATTTTTAGCAATTTTAGTTGTCTATGAGCATACAGCTCCATTAGGCGGATATAAAGTTAATCTTGATTTATTTGGTAAAAGCGTCGGAGCTTGGGCTGTCTATATCTTTTTTGGGATTAGTGGATATTTGATTACAGCAAGTGCTTTTTCAAATAGTGTACCTCAATACTTAATTAAACGTATTGCACGCATCTTTCCAGCTTATCTTGCTATTCAATTCGTAACAGCATTTATATTTGCTCCCCTTGTAACACTTTTAAACGGTGATAGTATCGCTAAATTATGGGAAACTCCAGTTACACCTATAGGTTATTTTTTGGGTAATTCTTTGTTGGCAATAAAAAGTTGGGGAATTGGGACTACGTTATCTACAAACCCTTACCCTAAAGCTTGGAATGGTTCTACTTGGACGATTTGGAATGAGTTTCTTTGTTATATTATCATAGTTATTATTGTTTCTTTAATTTTTAAATATAAAAAAATTTATATACCACTCATGGCATTTCTTTGGTTAGGTTTGAGCTTCCTTTCCAGCCACTTACCCGAAGTAATTAAAGCGAGTGGAAATGGTTTGATTGATGTTAAGTTATTTGTTCCATTATTTGCTGTTTTTATGGCTGGTTCGCTTTTATATACTTTAAGAAATTACTTGCGATTAAATTTATTCGGTGGGATAGTTTCACTAATCTTAGCCTACTTTATAATCATAAGTTTTCCTAATTTTGGATATCAATATGCTGCTCCTTTTATATTATTTGTAGTGTTTGTTATTGCAAATAAGATTCCATCTCCTAAATGGATAAAGAAGAACGACTTGTCTTATGGAGTATATTTAGTAGCATTTCCTATCCAACAGCTTATTGCTTTTGCTTTGTTAAAAATAGGAATCAGTATTCCATTCATAGTATTTGCTGTATTAGCTTCAATATTATCGATAGTTGTTGCTTCACTGAGCTGGAAATACATTGAATTACCAAGCCTTAATAAAGTTAAAGGTAACAACCTGACTAATCAAGAAAAAATAGATGAAGTTCCAGCTATGCCAACGGAAACAGTAGGAGTAACTTATCGTAGAAGTTCTAGAATTTAGTGATAAACGATTATAAATAAACCTGACTTCGGTCAGGGCTTTTTGTTATGGTAAATCATAAATTAAGGTATAATATATTAAGAAAATTTAGTAAGGGAATATATTATGAGAAAAATTTACTTTCTTTGTACTGGGAACTCTTGCCGCTCACAAATTGCGGAAGGATATGGGCATAAATTATTAAAAGATTGGGAAGTGAAATCTGCAGGTATAGAAACTCATGGATTAAATCCAAAAGCTGTACAAGTTATGGCAGAAGAAGATATTGATATTTCTCAACAGAAATCTGAGCTTATTGATATAGATTACTTTAATAGTTGTGATTTAATTATTACTCTATGTGGAGATGCATTAGATAAATGTCCAACGATTCCTAAAGGAGTTAGGCACGAACATTGGGATTTACAAGACCCAGCTCGAGCAAAAGGAACAAATGAAGAAATTTTAGAAGAGTTCAGAAAAACTAGAGATTTAATAAAAGACCAAGTTCAAAAATTAACAAAAGTATGAATTAACCTCGCTTCGGCGGGCGTTTTTTTAACAAAAAAACAGGAATAGTTCCTGTCTTCTAATACTGTTTTTTAACAAATTCGACCGCATCAGTAGTCCCTAATGTGCCATCTTTACTTATTTGTTGAAATTTTATATGAGTTTTATCAATAGGAGTGATATGGAATTCAGTTCCTTTCTTACTAACAAGTTCGATTTCTTTTTTATTATTTTCGTCAGTATATTCTTGTGAACATCTTGCAATGGTATGCTCTCCATCCTTAATTACCCAGTCATTTTCATCTTGTTTAATGATAGTGTAAGTTACATTCCAGTCCTTACTATACCAGTCGCCTTGTAACCAATCCGAACTATCTTCTCTAGTTTGACAACCACTCAATACGATTAAACTTAAACCTAAAGCTAAAATCGTAAATAATATTTTTTTCATAATTGTTCTCCAAGTATATTTTTAAAAAGAATATCAAAATGTAAATGATTATGCAAGGTATTTTAATCAAAACAATATTCTTTACAAAATAATGTGATGGTAATAAAATAATTGTACGAGTAGTATTTTAATAGTGTTTCAGAAAGCACCTTTTGGCGAGGGTGTTTTTCTTTATTATTGCTCAGAAGTTTAGTATAATAGATTTCTAACACTGATACCCCTTAATTGGGGTGTTTTTTTTAGTTTAATTTAAGCAACTGAATCTATAATACATTTACCAATAATAAATTTTTTCATAAATACTTCTAAACGCCTCACTCCAATAGGGTGTTTTTCTTTACAACGGAAATGGAAAGTTATATAATTTTTATATTCCAAATTAAAACTTTTCTATAAGTTTATTCCGAAGCGTCCCTCTCCTAACTGGGGCGCTTTTTTATAGTATTAAGCATAGAAAAAGCCAGTCAAGAGGTATAGGTCTTGACTGGTATCCAAAGATAGTTAATACAAGGTATGAATGATATAGTACAAAGCTAGATTAACTTGCAATAACTTTTATAATATTATCAATTTTATGAACAATTGTCAATGATATTATGTTACAATGTAGGTGGGATGATTGTGGGATTTCATCCTATTTCTAGAGTTAAGCTGCTCTTCGGAGTGGCTTTTTTCAAATAAAAAAGCTCTAGCTGGATGACTTCAAGGAGTCCAACTAGAGGATGATGAGTGTTAGTACAAATTCAGAAAAAATTTTATATATGCAAAAAATAAGAGGTACTAACTATTTAAATATTATCAATTTTTCAGATAATTGTCAATTATTTATAGTAGTGTGTTATAATATATTTAGTGGACGAGAAAATGATTTCTTTTACAGTATCTTTGATAATCTGGAGTTCCATCCACACAGATCTTATATAATAACCAAGATATGTGCTGCAGAATGTCATATTTCGGTTCTTTAG